CCTCGAACCATTTCTCGAAGCATTTATAGCCTCTTGTATTACCTCAACATCAGACTTTCCGTCAATTCCACACATAAAATCAACATCATTTATTGAAGGAGGTATTCTGTAACCGTCAACATTAATTGTACCTACTACTATATTGCTGTGGTCGATTTTTCTTTTTTCGAGGATACTTACCCATTCTGTACCGTCATATATAAATTCAACAATTTCACCTGCTTCCCAAGTATTTGGGTATTGTTTGTCTGTGG